GTTGACAGTCAAGCAAAATCAGGATCAAGTTCTCTTGGTTCAAGCCAACAAAGTTCTCTGAACTCTGTTGCTCTTAGAGAAATAGATATCTCTAGAAACTACAAAGAAAATTTCCTTATTCCTATTTTACGTAAATGGTACTCTATGGATGCAGAGTGGATGGAAGAGGGCCAGGTAATTAGAATTACTGATGAAGAGTTCGCTACAATCAATCCAGACAATCTTGACGGTCGTATAGATATCAAGATGAATGTTTCTACTCCTGAGGTTGATAATGAAAAATCTAATAATTTATCATTCATGCTTCAAACACTTGGACAATCTTTACCTCCAGAAATAACTAACATGTTGCTTGCTGCACAAGCAGAGTTGAAAGATATGCCTGAGTTAGCTAAAGCTATTAAAGAATTCAAACCTCAACCTGATCCATTTGCTGAAAAAATGAAAGAGCTTGAGATGCAAAAACTTGAAGCTGAGATTAACGAAAGAAATTCTAGAGCTGTTGAGAATGATAGTGATATCAGACTTAAAGAAGCAAAAGCTACTAACGAAGAAGCTAAGGCTAGAAAATCTGAAAGTGATGCTGATATGACCGATCTTGATTTCCTTAGAAAACAAGACGGTACAGAGAGAGCTGAGAGTCTAGATGACGAGAGATATAAACATAAAGCTCAGATGCAGTCAGCTGACCAACAAGCGTCTTTAAACTATATGAGTAGCTCAGCTATTCAGAAAGAGGCTCCGAAGCCTACAGGAGGTAAGTAATGTTAAATTTTGGATTGCTAGGTAGCAAAGTGGGAGGTGGCACTCCGATTGTAAATCCTATTGACTTTTTTGGTGACGGTTCATGTGTTCAATATTCAACAATGAATAGTTTGGTTAGCGCAGCTGGAGAAGATATCGTTTTCACTAAAGATGATATGCATTCTATATTAATAGGCACTGGAGCACAACCAAATAGCAGGGCTTTTCGTTCTGGTAGTCATCAAGATACTCGTGGAGTTGAAATGCATCTTCCAATCAATCCTGTTGATCATCCTGGAGATTATAGTGTTTCCTTCTTGATAAAAGGTGATGCTGCTACACAAAGCTTAGTCTTTGACTCAGGTACAATAACAGGAGAGGTTTTAACATTCTCTTTTGAGCATACTGTAAATTATGGATGGGCAGCTACTATAGGAGATGGTTCATCAGGAGGAGCAACCCTATATGATGACACTGATTTAATGTTTAGCAATACTGACTGGAACTATGTTACAGTCTCAGTTGATACGGCTGGAGGAACATCTAGTTTGTTCTTCAATAGACAACTTGCAACTTCTGTTTCTGGAGATTTTATTTCTCTTTCTGGAACGTCTTTATTATCTTTCTTTGGATCGACAACAAATTCTAATTCTTCAGATAATATTTCTGTTGATGAGTTTCGTATATTCAATAGAAAACTTACTCTTGAAGAACATACAGAGCTTGCAGACGCTAGTGCTTCTGATGACACTGCTTCTCCAATAGATTATGCTCCATCTCCAGTTACAAGCTTTGTTGCTGTTGGTGGTCCTGGTGAAGTCAATATAACATGGGATGTTGATGCTGTCGCATATCCACCTGCTAGACACGATTTATATGATTCTAGTGATACTTTATTATTTTCAGACGTATATAGAGATTCTTCTTACCAAGCGATACCTGGTACAAATACTTATTATGTAAAATCATATAATTCATCAGGAGAAGAAACTAGTAACAATAGTGAAACGATTGTAGATGCAGGACAAACAGAAGGTCAGCCAATGCATTTTGACATACTAGTTGGCGAAGGTTCATCTCCTGATCAAACTGGTTACTCTATCCTTGATTATGGTGGAATAGCTCCTTCAATGTTAAACTTTTTAATATTAAGTATATTTTCAACATATGGATCTGCACAAGACGAAGTATATATCGGGCTAGGCATGTATGGAGGTAGAGTTTATCCAGGTGTTGACGAGCTGACAGTTACAATAAATGGCAGTACATATTCATTCATAAGTGATGGGTGGAATTATGTGATTACTGACGCAGCTCTATCTGCATACTTTAGAGCAAACCTTGGGGGCACTATATCTGCTGTATTTGAGAATATTTTATACGACCCAATAACAGAGTAGGATTCTATCCTCTCTGTTAATTATGATACAATTACAAATAAAAAGGATTTAATATGATTACAGCTACGAAACTAGATGAGAATAAAATAAACTTAACTGTTGCAGATACAGTACCATCTTGCACACTTATACACTGCGAGTTTGATGGAGAGATTCTTATCTCTTTTACATCTGGAGCAACTCCACTTAGCTATACAATGCTTTCTGGAGCAGATAGAATGCTTGGCGGAACTATTTCTGGTATATCAATTGTTTCAGGAACTTTTACAGTTTCATAAACAATCGACCTTGGTAATGTCGTTAAACTTAATCTAAATAATTTTTAAAAGGACTCATAAATGAGCACACCTACGGAACAACAACCGAGAACTCTCGAAGAAGCTGAAGCAATCGTGGAACTTTTCGAATCTCTACAGAGACTAGAAAAAAATCCAGACTTCAAAATAGTCTTTGAGACTCACTTGTTCATAAACGAAGTTATTCGTCTACATGGACTATTAGCCCATCCAGACCAAGCAATGATCGACTCTAGAGATAGAATAATCGGTGATTTAGATGCCCTGAGTAATCTTAAATTTACTCTTCAAATGATTCGCACTATTGGTTCATCTGTTAAAATACAGATTGAAGAATACATAACAGCGGAAGCTGAAGCTAGAGAAGCAGGAGAAGCATAATGAAAGAACTGACAGATGATCAGCTTCATGACTTAACTGACGACGAGCTTGATCAACGTATGAGTGACGAAAGAACTCAGGAAATAGACGAACCAGAAGCTGTAGAAGCTGAAGGTGATGTAGATGTAGCTGAAGAAGATTCTGGTGACGACATTGATGTCGCTACCAATGATGAAGAAGAAGCTGTAGAAGAAGTTGACGAAGAAGATTCTGAAACACCTGAACCAACTGCCGATATTCCTGACGGGGAACCTGCAGAAGACAAAGGTGAAACTGAAGAAGAATCTCCAGATACTCCAACCTTTAAAGATTTAAAAGTTAACGGGAAAATGGTTCCAATTAACAGCATAGATGAGTTATATGCCCTAGCATCTGGTGGTGGTCACATCACACAACAGCTGCAAGGACTATCATCTAAGAAGAAATCTTTTGCAATGATGGATCAACATAATATATCTGACTCTGATATATCAATGCTTGCAGAAATCAAGTCTGGTAACAAAGATGCTCTAGCTACGCTGTTAAAACAGTCTGGCATAGATACCATGGATGTTACCGATGAGGTTACTGATGGATATCGACCTGGTCAATATATCCCAAGTGATGAGTCTATGAACTTGAAAGATGTTCAGGACGAGATATCTGTTGATGAAGAGTATTCAATTACTCAAAATGTAGTAAACAATATGATGGATGAGCGCTCTCAACAAACATTGGTTCAAAACCCAATGATGATTAAGGGTCTCCACCAAGATATTAAAAGCGGAGCTTATCAAAGAGTTCAGGCTGAAGCTACAAAGTTAAAAATGATGGATGGTGGATTAAAGTCTGATATGGATTACTATATTCAGGCAGCTCAGTCAGGTGCTCAACAAGCTCCTAAACAGCAATTCCAACCAGAACAACCTGCACCAGCTAAAAAAGTGAATGCAGGTAAGAAGCTTAGCAAGAAAGCTGCTGGCTCAACTAAGTCAAAGACTCCTCCAGAAGGCCGTAAAAAAGCTGAGGATATGACAGATGATGAGCTAATGGCTATGCGTACCCAGATAATGGATCGCTAGGCTTCCTAGCAAATAAAAAAAGGTTTTTATTATGAGTGATTTTAACGGTTCAATGTACAACGCTGGTACAGATTCAACTTCAGGTGCAAATACGATTGTCCATTACTATGACAGAATGGGTATCAAAGCTGCTATTGATGAGAATATTTTCTCACAAACTGCTGATGCAAGAAATATGCCAAAGAAATATGGTAAAACATATAAAGTTTCTAAATGGCTGCACATCTTAGATGATGACAATATGAATGATCAAGGTAACTTGGTTTGGGATGAAGGTTCTTCTGCTTATGTAACTGTAGTTGATAACGAGGGTTATAAATCAGGTAACAAATGTTTCCTTGACCACAGATATGATGGTGCTGATTCAACTGCTAAACATGCTGCTGCTCTTGCAGATGCTAATGCATTCAATGCTTCAACTGGTTCAGGTACTCCTGTAGAGATTGCTGCTGGTACACATAATGGTGCTCAATATGGTTCATCTCGTGATGTTGGTTATGTAACTGATAACATGCCTGTACTTGCTGAAGGTGCTTCTGGTGTAAACCGTGTTGGTGTAACTAAAATTACGGTTGAGACATCTCTTAAACGTTTTGGTAACTACTTAGAATATTCTGATGAAGTTGATCTTTTTTCTGAAGATTCAGTTCAAATTCATTACCGTGAAGAACTAGGTTATATGGCTGGTCAGGTTCAAGATGACCTTACTCAAATTGATATGCTTAATGCTGCTGGTATTGTTGCTTATACAGGTACTGCTACTTCTCGTGATACAGTTGCTGATATCATGGCTGGTGTTTCTGGATATAACATTATCCGTAAAACAACTAAACAACTTTTCGTTAACAAAGCGAAGAAAACTACATCTGTGATTGGTGCGTCTACGAAAGTGACTACTACTCCTATCAATGCTGGTTGGACTGCGTTTATTGACTCTGATGTTAAATATGACCTTGAGTCTGTTGTTGATACTGCTGGTGATATTGCTTGGACTCCGTCGTACAAGTATGCTACATCTGGTTCATTAATGAAAGGTGAAGTTGGAGCAATCCATGATACACGTTTTATTGAAGCTCCGAGAATGATGTTCTGGCAAAAAGATACAGAGAACAATGCTCAGCTTACTGATGTTCATGCAATCCTGTATGTGACTCCAGAGTCTTTTGCAACTGTTGGTTTACATGGTAATAACAAAATTACTTTCAAATCAAAAGCTCCTGGTAAAGCAGATAGTACAGATGTTTACGGTCTTAGAGGTTTCTTCTCTTACAATTTCTTCTACGCATCAATTGCGTTACAACCAGAAAAAATTGCTAGAATCGAGTGTGCTGCATCTTAATTGATGCTGCATATCTAGCAAAGGAGAAATTATGAGCAGAACATTCAATGACGTCAAAGATCTAGATGGTCCAACACCTGGTGTTGAGACTATGCTGATTGATGACTGGCAAGTATATTCAATTACTCTAGATGATCTTGGTGATGGTAAATATGGTGCTCGCACAGTGAATCATCCTGATCCTGTGGCTGGTTTAATTGACTTTGTTGGTACAGATAATGGTTATGAATTTGATTTTGAGTTGTCTAGTTTTGTTGTAGATACTGATTCAACTAGACCTCAGGGTAAAGCT